CTTAAAAATGCATCAGCCAAGGAACCAACTCCTTGCTGTTGACTCATCTTTTAAATCTTGTTGAAAACCAAAATTTAATTGTTGCGTTATTTGTTCAAGCAATCGTATTAATACATCAAACTGTGATGCTTGATATTGTGGGGTTGCTTGCGGAAATCTTGTTGTACTTATTTTAGCCATTATCTGCCTCCATCTGGTTGAACATCTAATCGTAATGTACCATAACGCCAGTTATCACCTGTAGCATCACTTTCGATCTTTATATTTGCTTGTCTTCCTCTACCTCTTAAATCAAATTTATCTGTTGTCGAGACAATTGTCCTTGTTATACTTGTTGGGGTTGAAGAACTAGGGTATGTTTTAAATTTTAATGTAAGATCTACTGATCCTGTCAGTCCTTTAAAGTTAGGTATACCTCTTCCTATATGTAAAAACGGTTGACCGTCTGCAATATCAAAATCACCTGACTCAATAAACGCATTAATAGCGGCACTTACGTCATCTGTTCCTGTTTCTTGTTGATAGATATTAGAAGCTCCTGCTGTTACCCCTAAAACTACAGGGGTTGTTCCAAGATTTGTTGTAGAATAATAACCTGCGTATGGTTTTTCATACACACCGTAATCAGTCCAAGCTGTTCTAGCCAAACTTCCAACAGACCAACAATCTTCTAAATAATTATAGGTAACAAAACGATCTATTTGCTGTGCATTTAAACTACAATAAAACCATGTTACTTCATTAAACTCTGAATTAACGGCAGCGTATGTTTCTGGCTGTTGTGTGATATTAAAATCTTCAAAGACATAATCTTGTACACTGCAAGGCATTTTAGAAATAGCACCATCAAATTTATAAAAAGAATTTTGTGACATCCAAAAGGCTGTACCATTTACATCAACAGCAGAGTGCTGTGATACTGCTCCACAGTTAGCACCTATTTGTGATAAGCTAAACGTAAAAGGTGCACCAACAAATTGTAGTGCATGTAAACTTGTATCTGTCCAAACCAATACAGCATTACGAGAACGAATAGCATCCATGATTTTTGATCCATCTTGTATTCTAAAAGAACCTGCGGTGTTTGTTGCTGTGGGTGTCCATGTATTGTAATCTTCTTGTGAAGAAAAACGTAAAAATAAATCATCAGCCGTAGAGGTAGATCCTATAACTGTCTCTGTTCCAAATAAAAAAACATGTCTATCAGGCATAGATATTAAATTAAATCTAGATTTACTTGGCGCATTACTAACTACTGTAGCTCTATTGCTTGTTAAACCTGATGACGTATTCCATACATAGGTTGCTCCACTAGAAACAGTGGCTAATAAATCTTCACCAAAGTTATCAAGAGCCCAATTACGTCCATTAATCGTAACAGTAGATGTTGATCTTGGTGTATTCCATGTGCTTGTATTCCATGTTCCTGTACCCCATCCGTAACCATACGCTGACTCAGATAAGCCTACACCAATTTGATAGGTAGCTGTTACTGTTCCGCCTCCATTACCTGTTGCGTCAGCCGTGCTCCCTGTGTACGTAATAGTGTATGTATTAGGATCAATATATGTTGTTATCTCAAATTCTTTGTTCATATCTAAACTAGCTGTTGTTGATGCTCCACTAAATGTTACAAAATCTCCAGCTTGTGCGCCGTGTGCATTATCAGTTACGGTAATCGTAGCACTACCATCCACTGTTGCAAACGGATTACTTAGTCCTGCCTGTGTTGCTCTGATAGGAGTAATGTCGTAAGCTGCGCCTTCTGAGTAAATATATAATTTTCTATCTGTGCCGATAGCCGTGTACCGTATGCCATCTAAATCCGTCCATGCATGCATGTCACGAATGACACCAATTAATTTGTCACTAATAAGTTCTACCCATCCACCAATCTTTTCTGGTAAGCCATAACGAAATCGTACCATATCAGAATCAGTCCAACGTCCTGCCGCTCCGTACTCCGTATCTTGTTTATCAATGCCAGGGGCAAATGCTATCTTCGTTAAAGGCATTATACAATCCTCATAAATCTATAGTTAACTTCACCAGCACCACCATCGCCGCCTTGTGAAGATCCAGGTTCGGTTCCGCCACCGCCACCGCCTCCACCACGAGAGCCGTCGCCACCTGCTGTATTACCGTTTGATCCGCTTGTACCACCTGTTCCTGCAAAACCATTGTAAGAAGCACCACCAACACCACCACCAATAGTACAGTTATCGCCACTACAGTTTCCAGGATTAGTTCCTGCTACTCCTGCTCCTGCTGAATTAAAAGAATTTGCAGGCCCTGAATTAAATGTTGTTATGTTAAGTCCATCCGTTGTTGTTCCTGATGTAAGTCTAGTGGCTAATGTTCCAAGACTTCCTCCTGTGCTTGCACTGTTAGAACGAAGAGGTCCTTGCACACCGCCTCCTGATACAGAAGCAGATCCACCACCATTTAAGGTAAGTATATCTCCTGTTGTCGTTCCTGTTACTGTTGTATTACCACCAGCGCCTGATGTTCCAGAGTACACGCCTGTTCCTTTTCCTCCAGCCGTTCCTGCTGTTATAGCTAGTGTCTCACCTGCGGTCACACTAAAAACAACGTCTGATAGGTAAGCTCCTGATGCTCCTGCAGGTCCAGCAGACTCACCGCCTGCTTTATCATAATCAGCTCCTCGCATACCACCAGATCCACCACCAACAGCATATTGAAAATGTATAGCGTTTGCTCCTGACGGAACAACTACAGATCCTGTTGTTTGTGAAAAAGATGTTGTTGTAAAAAGTGTATAGAACTCTTCCCAAGCTCCACTTTGTTTTATGTAACCATTTAAAATAGTTTTATTAGTATAGGAAGTACCATCTCTTACATAAAGTTCAGATGTTTCACGCCATGTACCGCCTGATTTAACGTAAACTGGCATGGCTCATTACGAATACTTATACCAAATATCTCCATCAGATCCGCCTGAAGGAGAAGAGGTACTAATTGTTCGTGCTCCGTTAGCGTTGGTTCCTGCACTAGCAGAAAAAAACCCTTGTACGTCAACTCCAATTTCAACACCTAGATTATCTCTTGATGTTGTTGTAGAAGCGACATCACTCAAGTTACTAGCTTCTTGCATTACACCAGTTATAGCTGTTCCTGAGAATTTATATTTTATTGATTCGTATGTAGGCATATTATTTCTCCGTTAATTTCCAACCGTAAGTTGCACCTGAATACACTAATGAAAAAGCTGCACCTTCGGTAGCTACTGTTAAGTCTGATGTTTGACCATCTATCTTTAAACTGTTTCTTGCCACTGTTAAATTATTTGTATCAAAAGAATTAGCAAGGTCAACAAATCTTACCTCGTCTCCTGTTGCAGGAGCTGCAGGTAATGTTATAGTAACAACACCACTTGATGTATCAACAAATAATTTATCGCCAGGAAAAGCTGTATAGGCTCCTGTTTTTGTTAGCCAATCTGTTCCTGATGTTTGTAAATTAAACCAGTTTGTACCATCTGTTGCGAGGAATACACTGGTGCTAGGTTGTATAACATAAGTATTACCAGACGCACCAAGGCGCATAGTAATAGTATATGTTGTACTATTGTTTCGTAAAAAATATGTTTTCTGTGCTGCAGCAACTTGAATAATAAAGTTAGATCCATGCCCTGTAAATATAATAGCTGACTGTCTATTTTCATTATCTGCTTGTGCAGAACTAATTGTGTTAGCTACTGTTAAAACATAAGGGCTAGAAGCTGCTGATAGATTCTTTGTATATACACCTGCAATAGAGTATTCTAGACCATATTGAAGGTTATTGTTTGTGGTATTACCCCACGAGTTTGCTTGTTGGCCAGATCCTATAAGTTCTAGCTGTAATAATGATGAATATGTTGATGCCATAAATTATCCTATGCTGCGTCTCTCCACGTCATTGTAGCAGAATCATCAACATCTGTCCACGTTGTTGTAACAGAATCATCAACTTCCGTCCATGCATAAACGGCTGTAGCGTCTGATAAAGACATGGACATTCCAAAACCTGTAACAGCGACATCTCCGTTTAATTGAACACTAATATTGCCTAGGTCCATTGACATCAACGTCAACGGCGTAATAGCTGGATCAGCGTTTGTGTTTACGACAACGCCACTATTATTTAAGGTTGTGTTAAGACCAAATCCTGTAAGTGAAATGTTAATATTTGCTACACCTTCAACAGTTACTGTTCCGAGAGCCGTGGATATTTCTTCACCAGCAGGCTGTGGATTTGTACTACTAAAGTATGTTGGATTACCAAGCGTGGTACTTAGACCAAAGCCAGATACAACAACATTAGGAGAATCAACAACGACGGCTTCATTACCAAGAGCCGTGTTAAGTGCTTGACCAACAACTGTTACCTCTGCATTACCACCTGCGGATACTCCTGATCCACCAATAGTAAGAGAAGTTGTAACTCCTGTAACATTAACATTAGGATTAGCAATCGCTACAACGCTTGCTGTACCGAGAGCCGAGCTTAGTGATACACCTGTAACGGCAATTTCGACATCACTTATTCCTTGTGAGGAAAAAGCTGCCTCAGCGAATGAAGAGGCTGCAAAGGTCATTACGTATTAGCCGCGTCCCACGCGTCTTGTAATTCTGTTAGTTTAGTTATTAATGTTGCTTCAGTTGGTTTTGTATAAATAGTATCAATCATTCCTATTTCATGCACATTACCTTCATAGTTTTGATCCCATATTTTAGGATGTATAATTAAATTAGCATAAACTTTATTTTTACTATCGGTCCATCCAAACCAATTACCTTTGCCTAAGGTTACTAAAGCATCCTCAATGTGATCTGGTCTGCCATTACTATCTGTCATTTTATGTAGCTCCTAATCTTGTAAATGTTACCCAACATAAATTTAATGAAGTACTACCTTTACAGGTTCCAACGCTTCCCTCATTATCAAAGAAAAATTTTACTTTATGTGTGCTTACATTTGTTATATCAACAAGAGCATTTGCGTGTCCCATTCCATAAGTGGTGTTTGAATCTGTACGATAAACAAAACTTCCATTTTCACAAATACCTGTGTAAGAAGAATCATTAGTTGTCATAAAAATTCTTGTTTTTAATTCTCTTGAATTTGCATTAATAACATTCACTATATCCCAATCTACAGAATAAATACCTGTAGCTCCAAAAGTGAAAACGCCTGATGATTCCGACATACCTGTACCAATTTTATCAAAATTAGTATCATTTCTTTCCCAGTTAGCTGTTACATATCCTGCAGGAGTAAAATCAGAAGTAACTCTCCATTGATCAGCTTCTGTTAGACCTCCACCGTTAACAAAACCAGAAGTAAGCGCAGTGCCTCCATTTGCAACAGGTAATGCACCTGTAACTTGACTGGTTAAATTAATACCAGAAATACTTGAGCTGTTATTTGGTCCTAGTCTAGTTAGTGCCATTACGGTTTACTCCATACGCTGTTTGTTAAGTTGCCATCAGAATCTCTTGCTAATAGTGCATCATACGCTGCCTCATCTGT